AGGTAGGTTTACGATTGTTTCTTTTTAGCTTGGCTAGATAGACTTTCATTTTTTAATCAAGGTCATAAACTCAGCGCGTGTTTCAGGTTCAGCTCTGAAACAACCACCTAGCTTAGCAGTGAATGTATAAGAGGAATGATCTTCTACACCTCTCGACTTAACACAATAGTGCGTACCTTCGATTACTACTGCAATATCTTCTGTACCTAGAATATAAACTAAGGCATGATAAATCTGTTCAGCAATACGCTCTTGTACCTGTGGACGACGTGCAAAGTATTCGACGATACGATTAAGCTTAGATAGACCTAGAACTTTACCTTTAGGAATATATGCTACATGTGCCTTACCATCAATAGTAACAAAATGGTGTTCGCAGTTAGACATTAAGGTAATATCCTTCTCAATTACCATCTCATCGTATCCCATTTTATTCTCGATGACAGTACATTTAGGAAAGTTCTCAGGCTTTAAACCCCAGAAGATTTCATTAACATACATCTTAGCCACTCGTGCTGGAGTATCAGTCAATGAGTCATCTTCACGATCAAGACCAAGAATATCCATAATAGCAGCAAAATGTTTTTCAATCTTATTGATCTTAGATTTTTCTTTTACATTAAGCTTATCAATGATAGTAGGTGTATGCACACCTTTCTCACGAAGATACTCTTCGATTTTATAACCTAGATCTGCATCTGTTTTACCAACTTGTAATGACATTTAGTTCTCCGTTAATGTTAAGTACCCCATTCATTTTTAAAAAGAGGCACTTGTAATCTGTCTGAATACCTCCAACCTTTTTTCATGGCTAGTTCAGCTACTTTTCGATTGTTAAGATGGTAAACTGATTCAACACCGCCTACTGGCATTAAGTATACAGGGCCATTAAAACCTGCATTCTGATACGCGTGTACAGCTTTTTCAGCTTCATCAGCGTCTTCATCTGTAGCTACTACGAACTTTAAATAAGTATAACCTATCTTTTCATATTCTCTAACTATTTCTGGTCTAATAGCTTCTTCCCACCTTTCTCCTGATACAGAAAGTTTTGGTGATACAGAAAAAGTAACCTCATCATAAGCGAATGAGTTGGTAAGAAACTTTCCAAATTCTTTACTTAGTTCTTGTGTACCATTTGTCTCAAAAGTAACTTCTTTAAGACCTAACATAAGTCTATGGCTTAGTAAATCAGGATAAGCTTTTTGCCATCCTAGTAGAGGCTCACCACCTGTAATAACTAAGTGTTCGTCTTTCCACTTTTTGTGCGGAAGCATTTCATTAATAGCGACGGCAATTGCGTCGGAATCCAGAACAGGAGATAGATGCTTGAACCTAGGATCCCAAGAAGCGTAAGAATCGCAACCCGTAGATACAAGAGGAAGATCTTTGTAAGACTTGTACAGAGTAGGATCCACTTTGAGATATTCATCGGTTTTTTTACCTTCAGGCATACCGAAACCTTCACATTTGAAGTTACAACCGAAGGTTCTTAGAAAGACAGAAGGTACGCCCATATAGCGACCTTCACCTTGAATGGAGTAAAAGAGTTCCGCGACTTTTATTTTTGACATTTAAGCTCCTAGTTTGTTGACGAGTGGAAGGGCACCCGATCACACGTACATGATATAATATTATATTTATTCTAAATTATCAAGGAAATCTGGTAAATTGTCCTCTTTTTCTGATTTCTTTTTTTTCTTTGTTGTTACTTCTCTTCTTTCGGGCTCGATCGTGTCTACTTGCTTACGCATCAACTCAATAATATGATTAGTATACTCTTCATTATCAGTAGAATGTTCAAGTAACTGATCTAGATCGATATTTTCAAGTAACTTATATTTAGTAGCCTGCTGTTTCTTTTCTTTCTGAATACGTCTAACAAACGCGAAGTAAATAATTTGCGTATAATATGCGAAAGGATTAGTTGATCTTGACGGGTCAAACTTTTCGACAGCGGTAAGACAGTTTTCTATACCGTCTGATATCATATCGTCTTTATAAGAATAATTTATAAAGTTAGCCTTATATGATAAGTGTGTGGCTATTTTTAAAAAACACTCACCAAGATATTCACTTACTTTAGGTTTCTCTAAACGATTCGCTACAGCGTAATCAACTTGTTTTTTATACTCAACTAATGCATCGAAAAATTTCTTATTGTCAACATAATGAGCTGGAACTTTTTTAAGTTCAATGGTATGTTCTTGATGCTCCATCATCTTCTTCCTCGTCTTCACCCTCGTCGCGGTTTGCAACTGCCTCCATAAGTTGATTAAAAATATCTTCGGAAGGCATTGAGTCAAATGTTGTACGTTTTACTTCTTTTTCACTATTTTGCAATGCTAAAAATTCATTGTACTGCTCAATAGCACTATCGGTTATATCTACTGCGGCTACAATAGTTGTTGTAGGTATTACCATAATATTAGACTTAGAAAGTTTAATCCAGGGCTGCATCAAATAAGTTTCTATGATCATATTACCTCTAGGAAATCTAGCGGAATTAATCATTACAGGATCTTGTATTTGAACATAAGATGCTGTAGTAGAAAGGTGTTCATCATTAACCATAGCGATAATATCTTCACCATTGGTTAACTTTAAAAATTTACATTGCATTAATGTCTACCTTAATGAGTTTATAATCAAACTGCTCATCGTTATAAATCTTTATTCTTTCTATCATATGCAGTAGAGTATAATTTTTTTTAGCTTTCCAAGTTAAGTCATCACCCAAGTCATATAGATTACAAGTTGTTTTTGTATCACACTTCCTCAATCCTCTACCAATAGATTGAAGATTACGTATTCTAGACTTTGTAGGTGAAGCAAATATAACATTATGTAAGTTTCTAATATTTATCCCCGTGGAAAACGTACCGTATGACGCTACAATAATCGCATCATTTTCTTCTTCAGTAATTTTTCTTATATTTTCTCTCACCTGAGTCTCCACTCCTCCATGGACAAAAAATACTTTTCTATCTCCCCCTTTATTAGAAATTAAATCATATAGTATTTGACCATGTTTTTCTACATATTGATATAGGACTAGTGTATTTCCTGTCTGTGCGAGAGAAAGGTTGCGAATAAACTTATTTCTAGGGGAAAATGTGCATAAAAACTCCATTTCTTCTGCATAAGCGTACTCTTTACATTGTTTTCTTACACTATCTTCATACTGTAGAACAATACCTTTAATCTTAAGTTCAGCTAATTGTTCTTGTTCCATTAGCTGCTTAGTTGTAGTAACTTTATATACGGGGCCAAACAGACCTTCTAAAACTAACTTATGTGTCTTAGTACCATCTAAAGTACCTGTAGTACCAACTCTATAAGGCGAATTAATCATCTTATGCATAATACTAGTTAGGGATTTAGCTTTGAAAGTGTGAGCCTCGTCTCCATACACTACCCGAAAGGGTGTAAAAAATTGCTTAGAAAGTTCGTACACCGATTGCCAGGTAGATATAACTATCTCCGACTCATTTGATTTTTCGAATCCTGAGTAGATTTTGGCACAGTGAGTAGATACTTTCCATCCATTATTTTTAGAATAAGATTGAAAGTCAGAATACATCTGTTCAACTAGAGATGTAGTTGGCACTAAGATAAGTTGTTTCCTTTGAAACTGTTCATGCCATCTAAGGAGACAATATATGATTAAGGATTTACCTGAACCGGTAGGGGATAGGAGTAAACGTCTTCCGTCTTGAATTGCTTTAAATACTGCATCTACTTGATAATCACGAATAGATTCATTACCAGGCAGTGATAAATCTAAACCTCTACAGAACTCTTCTACAACTTCATATGTAACACTGTCACTAGTTTCTACAAACTCTGAATAGTCTACCGTGTAGTTATTAACTTCTGCAAAATGTTCTAGGTAGGTTTTTAATCCTACATAAAGCTCTTTTGTAAGCATGGAGAATAATCTTATTTTTCCATCCCACATTTTATTTCTATACAATGGACTAAATTTAGCATTAGGAACATCAAAAGTAAAATAGTCAGATATCTCTTGTGCTATCGAAGGGTCGGTGTGCACAAGTAAATAAACACTATTTTTATTTTTAATGTTAATGAGGGACATTAAATCATTCCATTTGTAAACTTATGCCACTCTATAGCCGATTTTATATCCCAGGTCCTCGAGTTCAATGAACGAATAATTTGTTCTAATGTATAGACTATAGTTCTAAAATATTCAATTTTATCTTCATAATCTATTAGATCCTTATCACAGTTAAGAAACTCATCCATCTCGTTTTTAAGAGGTTTGTTTCCCTGCCATTGAACCCAACCATATTCAGTAAGTTCTTCAAATGACATTTCACCGCGATAGTATTTGTATTTCATTCTTCGGGTGTTGTAATATTCGGACTCAGCTTT